TCATGACGCCTGCTTCGGCCAGCCAGCGATTGATGGTCTTGAACAATTGGCGGGCCAGTTGATGCTGCTCCAGCAGGTGGCGGAAATTCATGATGGTGGTGCGGTCCGGCAAGGCGCTATCCAGGGATAACCGGGCAAACAGACGCATGGAGGCGATTTCGTACAGAGCATCTTCCATCGCGCCATCGCTCAGGTTGTACCAATGCTGCATGCAGTGAATGCGTAGCATGGTTTCCAGCGGATAAGGTCGCCGGCCATTACCAGCCTTGGGGTAAAACGGCTCGATGACTTCCACCATGTTTTGCCATGGCAGAATCTGCTCCATGCGGGACAAGAAAATCTCTTTTCTGGTCTGACGGCGCTTACTGCTGAATTCACTGTCGGCGAAGGTAAGTTGATGACTCATGATGAACCCTGTTCCATGGCTCCAGATGACAAACATGATCTCATATCAGGGACTTGTTCGCACCTTCCTTAGTAATTTTGATAAGGCAAGAGCTAAAGAAATATTACTAAGTGAGGTTGTTGTATTTGAAAATATTGACTCGGTAATAGAGGATTTTTCAATATTTATACAAGCAATTAATTCAAAGATAGATGCTAATAATACACTCTTTAGAAATATAAAAACTGAGCAGAAAAATTTAAAAGAACATATATGGGCATATATTACCAAAGATGAGTTAAAAACGGATATAGAAACTTACCTTAAAGCACGAAGCAAACTTGAGAAGAAAAGAGATGGTCTAAATGTAGGAGTAGCAAAAGAAAGCGAACAACTGATCGAGTTGAAGAAGGAGATGGAAGGAATTGAATCTAGCCAGACGAGTATTCTTCCAACTGTTCATGCAATTAATAATATTTTGAAGTGCTATGGGTTCACAAATTTCCATCTTAAACCATCTGAAGATAAAGCGCATTATGTAATAGTAAGAGACAGCGGAGATAACGCTAGATTAACATTGAGCGAAGGAGAGAAGACGTTCATCACTTTTCTTTACTATTATAGTCTTGTGAGAGGTAGCAATCAATCTTCTGGTGTTCTGGAAGATCGGGTCGTTGTTTTTGATGATCCAATATCAAGTTTAGATAGCGATATATTGTTTATTGTCAGTTCACTAATTAAAAATTTAATGGATGATGTCCGTGAAAACAAAGGCAGCATAAAACAAATAATTATACTTACGCATAACATCTATTTTCACAAAGAGTTAACATTCAATCCAAAAAGATCAGGTAATAATGCAATGAATGAAGAAACCTTTTGGATTGTTAGAAAGAAAGATAAGAATTCTTATGTTGAAAAGTGCACTACCAACCCAATAAAAACATCATACGATCTCTTATGGAGCGAATTACGTCGTAGTGATAAAAATAATGGAACAATTCAAAACACTATGCGCAGAATTTTAGAGAACTACTTTAAAATTTTAGGTGGTGTTGATGTCAGAGAGTTAGAGTGTAATTTTGAAGGTTATGATAAATTAATTTTTAACTCATTGGTGTCATGGATTAATGATGGCTCGCATTTTTCTGGAGATGATGTGTACATGAATTTAGATGATGTTTCTGTTGAGAAGAATCTAATTGTGTTTCAGAAAATATTTGAGTGTAGCCAACATGCAGCGCATTATAAAATGATGATGGGCGATTCGTATAAGCCCCTGGAAATAACGGTTCAACCTGTCGATGTTGTTGAATTGGAGTCTGGTGCTAATGATGATGATATGAAAGTTGATGGTGCTGATGAGAAATCATCTTTGTTGTTAAGTGATGATGCGCCATTTTAATAAGTTAAATTCTAAATACGCCTGTAATAGATTTTAATTACAGGCCTATTTAACTAATTTAAATCGTAATTTTTGAAATTTATAATATTTACACCTGCCCAATCGTTCAATTCTTCCAACCTTTTTTGCAATGGTAAAAGTTCATTTCGAACGAAAACATTCGCTGCCTTTTCCACATCCCCAAATCCCCCAACATTGCTAGGCATTATCCCCATCATCTGCGGCGGCACCCGGTGCGCTGCCATCATGTCGTCCCGGCTCACGTTCTTGATGTTCAAAAACTCATCCTTTGCCGCCACTTCTGATAGTGGGATGATCTGGATGCCGTCCTTTTTACCGTTGGGGGAGTACATAAACAGGTTGCGGAAGTTGCCCGGCCCTTTGGCGCTTTTCATGGCTTGGCGGATGTTGTTCACGTCCTCTTGGTTCTGCGCCGCGTCGGTCATGTACATGATGAACCCTGCATGGCTGCCGTTGATGTAGTACTTGCGACGAAACAGAGTGGCGGATTCGTTCAGCAGGGCAGAAGGAATAGCTGACAGATATTCTGGCAGGCCGTAAATCTCTTGGTTCAGGTCAGGTTCCATCAGATGAAAAATGCTACCTTTAGTGAACTCATACGGCTGCGTGGTCAACCCGTACTGTACAAACCAGTAAGTATCTAGATCCACTCCGCGGCGGGTGTATTTCGCCAGTGACGGCTCAAGCGACAGAATGCCGCCGAGCCGGTTGGTGCGCTTCTCCAGATAGGCGTTACCAAATACCAGATAGTCCTGTACAAATCGGCTGAATGCCTGCTGGCTCAGAAGCGGGTGGGGAATAAAGGTGCTGGTCAGAATATTACGCTTCACCGCAATTGGGGAGCTGTGGTGCACCGCCGCGCGGTAGGTGCGCGCCAGCCCGTCAAAACTCACCGGTGGCTCATACCACCTGTCCATCTGTACGCATTCCACATAGTCCAGTAATTCGCGGCGGTCCAGAACTGGGATCGGATCACCGAAGCTGAATGCTTCTGCCGCTGCGCCGCGGCTGGTATTTGTGTTGTGATTAGCCGCGGTGCGGCGGTTCTTACGTTTGCCCATCAGAAAATCTCCACAATGTTGTTGGTATTGGCGGCCTCGCCCTGCAGCGGTTCGTTAAACAGCGCGTGCATCGTTGCCCAGGCCAAATCTGCATGGCTGGCTTCTTCACTTCGGCTGGCTTCATATGTTGGGCGGTTGCCGCTGGCGGTGGTGGCCCGGCGGATTGCCATAAAGGATTGCGCGATGTCGGTGTGCCCTGCGTCGAACTCCAGGCGGCGGTGGCTGATAATGTCGTATGCCTTGAGAACCAGGGCGTTTTTGACGTTCGGGTTATAAACGAACTCGCGGACGGCGGGGAAAAAGGCTTTAACGTTCTCATAGACGCCGTGGCCTACGCCGGTTGAGTCGATGCCGATATAGGTCACGTTATATTGCTGCGTGAGGGCTTTGATAGCGTCAGCCTGGGCGCGAAAGTCCATTCCGCGCCACTGGTGACGCTCCAGAATACGGAACTTGCCGCCCGATACTGATGGCGGGGCAATGACGACGCAACCGGCGCTGTCACCGTTCTGCGTACCTTTCGCCGGGTCATAACCGATCCAGACTTCACGCCAGCCAAACGGACGCAGCGCCAGCGCCTGAAAATCAGTCCAGACTTCCCAACTGTCCACCATGCAGGCCTGCAGCTCGCTGAGCGGGAACACTGACGCCAGATCGTCAATAAATTCACACATCAGCAGGTTCTGGTATTCGTCAGGGCTGTATTCCATGCGCAGCTGGTCGAGGTCGAACAGGTTACAGCCACCGCGCACGGCATCCTCAACGGTGACGATCTGGCGGTATTGTCCATCTGGGCAAAGCACGCCGCGCGCCAGATTGGCGTGGGTCAGGTCAATATCTACCTTGTCAGCTTTTGCGCGGCCCCGATTGAACAGGGCGCCCGACCAGAACGGATAGGCGCTGTGGGTCAGGCTGGACGGCGTGGAAAAATAGGTTTGCCGCCATTTTTTGTGAATCGCCATCCCAGATGCCACTTTGCGTAGCTCCTGGAATTTCGGTATCCAGAAATATTCATCAAGGTAAAGGTTGCCATGGTAGCTCTGCGCGGTGCGGGCGTTTGTGCCGAGGAAATACAGCGTGGCGCCATTGCTGAGCGTCATCGGGTCGCCTTTCAGCTCCACATCAACCTCTTTGGCAAAGTCGATGATGTATTGCTTAAAGACGTGTGCCTGCGCCTTGCTGGCGGAGAGGAAGATTTGATTGCGCCCTGTGGTGATAGCGTCGATCAGTGCCTCGCGGGCGAAGAAATACGTTGCGCCTATCTGACGGGATTTAAGCAGGTTGCGGATGCGGTGCTTAACGCCTGCCTGCCACCAATGGCGCTGATATTCGAACATACCGCCACGGAATATTTCTTCCAGCTTTTCGATCTGCTCATCGGTGAAAATGTTCTTTTCAGGCTGGCGGCGCGGGCCTTTGTTGCGGTTGGCAACTTTCGGATTCAAATCTGCCTCGTTCCCGCCATCGTTGAATTTCCCGATCCGGGCGTGACGTTCTGACTGACGTGCCAGCAGGTCAATTTCCTTAAAGTCTTTCCCTTCTTTCTGCTCCTTCATGATGAGCTGGCAATAGCGGGCTGCAGTGGTGAGCTGCATCTGATCGAGTGGGCCATACTCGCCCCACTTATCACGCTTTTTCCAGCTGTGAACGGTTGCAACTTTTTCGCCCAGCATTTCAGCAATGCGGGCTACGCGGTATCCCTGAAAATACAGCAGCATTGCCTGCCTGCGGGGATCGAGGTCTGAGGGGGTCATGGTTTCCATGGCTCAAACATACGGCCTTGATTGCAGCCTTTCCCTGACTGCGTTTTGTGTGGTTTATCGCACAAGGTGCGCGCGTTGTTTCACCCCCTCCATCACAGCAAACATAAGGCTCCAGTAAGTTTTCTAACGGAGCACAGCTCATGACAGTGAAAGCAAAGCGTTTCCGTATTGGGGTGGAAGGTGTCACCACTGACGGACGCGAAATCCAGCGTGACTGGCTGATTCAGATGGCTGCCAGCTATAACCCGTCGGTCTATACCGCGCTGATCAACCTAGAACACATTAAGTCCTACATGCCGGACAGCACTTTTAACCGTTACGGCAAGGTAGCGGCGCTGGTTGCAGAGGAAATCAGTGATGGCCCGCTGGCGGGCAAGATGGCGCTTTATGCCGATGTGGAGCCAACGGATTCACTGGTGGAGCTGGTAAAAAAAGGCCAGAAGCTGTTCACCTCCATGGAGGTCAGCCCGAAATTTGCTGATACCGGTAAAGCCTATCTGGTAGGGCTGGCGGCCACTGACGATCCAGCAAGTCTGGGTACCGAAATGCTGGCTTTCAGTGCCAGCGCTGCGCACAACCCGCTGGCGAACCGTAAGCAGAACCCTGAAAACCTGTTTACCGCCGCTGCAGAAACGGTGATCGAACTGGAAGAAACCCAAGACGAAAAACCGAGCCTTTTTTTCCGCGTGGCTGCGATGTTCAGCAAAAAAGAACAAAGCGACGATGCGCGATTCTCTGATGTGCATAAAGCCGTGGAACTGCTGGCAACTGAGCAGCAGAACCTGGGCGACAGCACGCAAAAATCCTTATCTGAGCAGGCCGCCCGTCTGTCTGAGCTGGAAACCTTGCTGCAGGCGCAGGTCGATGCCTTTTCCGAACTGCAGCAGAAGCTGAGCCAGGAAGATAGCCGCAAAGATTATCGCCAGCGCACGCCGGGCGGCTCTGCGCCTGCTGGCTCTCTGACCAATTGCTGATGGAGCATAAAACCCGATGAAACAGAAAACTAAATTTGCATTCAATGCCTACCTGCAGCAGCTGGCACGCCTGAACGGTGTGGAGGTTGAGGAGCTTTCCAGCAAGTTCACCGTTGAGCCGTCCGTACAGCAGACGTTGGAGGATGAGATCCAGCAGTCTGCTGCATTCCTGACGTTGATTAACGTCTCGCCGGTTGATGAGCAGTCCGGACAACTGCTGGGGTTGGGCGTAGGTAGCACCGTTGCCGGAACCACCGACACCACCAAACAGGACCGTGAGCCTACCGATCCGATGGTGATGGAGGACGTGGAGTATAAATGCGAGCAGACCAACTATGACACGGTGCTGACCTACGCGAAGCTGGACCTGTGGGCGAAATTCCAGGACTTCCAGGTGCGCGTGCGTAACGCCATCATCAAGCGTCAGGCGCTGGACCGCATCATGATTGGCTTTAACGGCGTGAGCCGCGCCAAAACCTCTGACCGTTCTGCTAACCCTCTGCTGCAGGATGTGAACAAAGGCTGGCTGCAGAAAATCCGCGAAGATGCGCCGGATCACGTTATGGGCAGTACCACCAAAGACGGCGTAACCACTAAAGGCGCGGTGAAAGTGGGTAAAGGCGCGTCGGGGCTGGATGACAAAGGCTACGAAAATCTGGACGCCGTGGTGATGGATGCCGTCAACGAGCTGATCGATGTGGTGTACCAGGACGATGACGAATTGGTGGTGATCTGTGGTCGTGAGCTGCTGTCCGACAAGTATTTCCCTCTCGTCAACAAAGACCAGGAGAACAGTGAAAAGCTGGCTGCCGATCTCATTATCAGCCAGAAACGCATGGGTGGCCTGCAGGCGGTCCGCGCGCCGTTCTTCCCGGCAAATGCCCTGCTGATTACACGTCTGGATAACCTGTCCATTTACTGGCAGGCAGATACCCGCCGCCGTTCTGTCATTGATAACCCGAAACGCGATCGCATTGAAAACTTTGAATCGGTCAATGAGGCGTTTGTGGTGGAGGACTACCGCTGCGCGGCCCTGGTTGAAAACATCGAGTACGGTGATTTCAGTACTCCAGCACCAGATTCCGGGGAGTAATGCATGAGCCTGAGTCCCGCAAGGCAGCATCGCCTGCGCGTTCAGGCTGAACAGGCCGCTCGGCAGGGCGGCAGTGTTCGCCACGCGTCAGGTTATGACCTGATGCTGCTGCAGCTGGCGGAGGACCGCCGCCGCCTTAAAAGCATTCAGTCCACGGTAACAAAGGCGCAAATCAAAGTTGAGCTGCTGCCTAAGTATGCCGCCTGGGCGGAGGGGGTGCTGGCTGCCGGCGGTACGCAGCAGGACGATGTGCTGATGTTCGTGATGCTCTGGCGTATTGATGCCGGTGATTATGCCGGAGCGCTGGAAATCGGGCGTCATGCACTGCGTCAGGGCTGGGTGATGCCAATTGGCAATCGGAACGTGCAGACGGTGCTGGCGGAAGAAATTGCAGACGCGGCGCAAAGCGCCCTGATTGCCGCAACGGGCTTTGACGTTGAGCCGCTTCTGCAGACGCTGGACCTTACCGCCGATCACGATATGCCGGATCAGTCACGGGCGCGACTGCATAAAGCAATCGGCCTTGTGCTGGCTGAATCCAGCCCCGCATCAGCGCTTAACCACCTCAACCATGCGCTGCAGCTCGATAACCACTGTGGCGTGAAGAAAGATAAACAGCAACTGGAGCGCCGTTTGCGCGTCGCCGGTAGCTGACCGAACGTGCCCCGCGCACGGGCGGCACGGGGTGGCGAAAGGCAACGCCACATCAAAACCCCGTCCACCGCCCTCTAATCTGGAGAAAGCCGCATGAAGTTTGTTGCGCCCGAACAGGCACCGGAACAGGCCGAAGTCATCAAAAATACGCCGTTCTGGCCTGATGTTGATTTGTCGGAATTTCGCAGCGTGATGCGAACGGACGGCACGGTGACGGCACCACGTTTAAAGCAGTTGATCCTTTCCGCTATGTCAGAGGTTAACGCAGAGCTTTACACCTTCCGCCAGCGCCAGCAGATGCTGGGGTTTATGACGCTGGCAGATGTGCCTGCGGAGCAGCTGGACGGTAAAAGCGAGCGCATCCACCACTATCACAATGCTGTTTTTTGCTGGGCGCGTGCGCAGGTCAATGAGCGTTATCAGGACTATGACGCCACGGCGTCCGGCGTGAAGCGGGGAGAGGAACTGGCGGAGGCCAGCGGCGACCTGTGGCGGGATGCCCGCTGGGCTATCAGCCGGGTACAGGATGCGCCGCACTGCACGGTGGAGCTGATCTGATGAAAGTGCGTGCGTACCAGAATGACACGGTGGACGCGCTTTGCTGGCGTCATTACGGACGCACGCAGGGCGTCACGGAACAGGTACTGCAGGCAAATCCGGGGCTGGCTGAATATGGCCCATTTTTACCACACGGCCTGCAGGTGGAGCTGCCGGATATTGCCACCACGACCACGGTGCAGACCGTCCAGCTATGGGACTGAACTATGACGCTTGAACGAATCAGCGCCTTTGTTACGTACTGCATCGCCTTATTCATGGCGAAGCTTGGGAACTTTGATCTGCAGGCGGCAGCGACCATCACCGGAATGGTGCTGGGTTTGTGCATGTTTCTGGTCAGCTGGTACTACCGGCACAAGACCTATCAGCTGCTTGCCAGCGGAAAAATCAGCCGGGGTGAATGTGAGTCTGCGGGCCGTTAAAAACTGCGTTATCGGTGTGGTGCTGGCGATTGCCGCCACGCTGCCGGGTTTTCAGCAACTCCACACATCGGTGGAAGGATTAAAGCTGATTGCGGATTACGAGGGATGCCGCCTGCAGCCTTATCAGTGTGATGCGGGTGTGTGGACTGACGGCATCGGCAACACGTCAGGCGTGAAGCCGGGCCGGACCATTACAGAACGGCAGGTGGCGGGGAACTTCATCACCAACGTGCTGAGGGTTGAAACCGCGCTGGCGCGCTGTGTCCTGGTGGATGTTCCGCAGTTTGTCTATGACGCGCTGGTGTCTCTGGCCTTTAACGTTGGGGCCGGCAATGCCTGCAGTTCCACCATGGTGAAGTTTATTAATCAGAAGCGCTGGCGGGATGCGTGCTATCAGCTGCCGCGCTGGGTGTATGTCAACGGTGTATTTAATCAGGGGCTGGATAACCGCCGCGCGCGGGAGCTGTCCTGGTGCTTAAAGGGAGCGTAACGGAATGAAAAATAAAGTGGCGGTGGCCTGATGCGCATACTGGCGGCGGTGATAGCGCTGGTTCTTGCCTTGCTTGGCTGGCAATCGTGGCAGTTGAACAAGGCCCGGCAGACGATTGAGCTGCAGGGACGTGATCTTGAAGCCAGCAAGGAAAAACAGGCCCGCGCCAGCAGTCAGCTGATCGCGCTGTCTGTTCTGACCGAAACCAACAACCGGGAGCAGGCGCGGCTTTATGCGGCGGCGGAAGAATCCACCGCGCTACTGCGCCAGCGGCAACGGCGTATTGAGGAGCTTAAACGTGAAAACGATGATTTGCGGCGCTGGTCTGATACTCCTTTGCCTCCTGACGTTATCAGGTTGCGGGACCGCCCCGCGCTCGCCGGAGGTGCAGCTTACCGTGAATGGCTGTCCGAAAATAACACAGTGCCGCCTGCAAAAGTCGTCAGCCAGGACTAACGGCGATCTGCTTACGGCGGCTGATGAAGCCGAGGCTGCATGGGCCATCTGCGCCGATAAGGTGGATGTGATTATTGCCTGCCAGGAGCGAAACAGTGAACAAGCCTCAATCCTTACGCCACGCGCTCAATAAGGCGGTGCAGTACGTCCGGGAGAACCCGGACAAGCTGCATATGTTCGTGGACAAAGGCGCAGTAGTGGCGACCGGCGCGCCGTCTATTTCATGGGAATACCGGTACACCCTGAACGTGGTGGTAGTCGATTTTAGTGGTGACCAGAATTTACTGATGGCGCCGATCCTCCAGTGGCTGAGTGTTAACCAGCCTGACGCCATCAACAACCCGGAGCTGAGGGAAAAACTTTTTAGTTTTGAAGTGGATATCCTGCGCAATGATATTTGCGATATCAGCATAGACCTGCAGCTGACGGAGCGTGTTGTGGTCAGCACTGATGGCGGTGTGTCGAGCGTGGAAGCCGTGCCGGAGCCGGAAAACCCTGATGATGCTATGTGGACGGTGAAACGTGGATGAGCTGCAGCAGGTTGATGCGTGGCTGACGGCGCTGCTGGCGAGCCTTGCCCCGGCAGAACGGAAGCGAATGCTGCGCGAGCTGGCGCAGCAGCTGCGCCGGACGCAACAACAAAACATCAGGCTGCAGCGCAACCCGGACGGTAGCGGATACGAGCCGCGCCGCGTCACGGGACGCACGAAGCAGGGGCGCATCAAGCGGCAGATGTTTTCTAAGCTGCGTACCGCAAGATACCTGAAAGCCACCGCCAGCGCAGACTCTGCCAGTGTGCAGTTTGAGGGGAGGGTGCAGCGCATTGCTCGTGTACATCATTACGGCCTGCGTGATCGAGTCAGTCGTAAGGGGCCGGAGATCCGATACACTAAACGTCAATTACTCGGATTCAGTGATAATTCTCGCTTATTGATTCGCGATGTGCTGTTACGTTTTATAAATTATTGAATGTGATAATCCAATTTAGTCATTTATTATTTTTAAGTTTTTTGGATAAGAAGAATAATCCAGCGATACACATTATTAACAATGCTACGGAGATTGAATGATGTATTGTCCATTTGTCTGGATCTATAACTGAAAGCATAAGGAGTATTACGGAAGCTATGCCCAGCATTATAGGCTCGACTGCTTCGTCAGGACCTTTTGTTATCAGCATAAATGCAAGTTGGAACCCACATGATACAGCCAGTGCTTTGGCAACATAACTTAGGGTTTTTATTTGTCGTATATGAGCAAAGAACGGTTGTGATGATATATCAATTGGCCAGAATGTATCTACTAATTCAACTGTGCCTTTGAATAAAAGGAACCCTGTTAAACCGACAAATATAAGTCGTTGGCAAAAAAACTGAATTCTATCTGCAGATTTTTCAGTTTCGGATTTATTTTCATCTTCAATGTCTTCGATGTCATCGGTAATGACTCCAACTTATTGATAGTGTTTTATGTTCAGATAATGCCCGATGACTTTGTCATGCAGCTCCACCGATTTGAGAACGACAGCGACTTCCGTCCCAGCCGTGCCAGGTGCTGCCTCAGATTCAGGTTATGCCGCTCAATTCGCTGCGTATATCGCTTGCTGATTACGTGCAGCTTTCCCTTCAGGCGGGATTCATACAGCGGCCAGCCATCCGTCATCCATATCACCACGTCAAAGGGTGACAGCAGGCTCATAAG